TCCATTCGCCCAGACCCGTTATTTGCACCAAGATAGCATCTTTTTTCTGGTGTTCCGTTGGTGCTTAATGTTGTGTACTGTGAGAATTCCATAGTGTACCGTGTCGACGGCGCAGAAGCTTGAGTAGCATCAAAGACAATAGCACCACCGGCGTTAACAACCATAAAATCCTTAGTGTTGTTAGAAACACCGACACTACCCAAAACATTGCCTCTGATTGTAAAAGATGTGTCTGTATCAACAATCAATTGACCAGCACCAGTCACGGTGATTACGTCTGTGGTTGTATCTGACGGACTTGTCCCGACTATTGTATCCTGAGTAACTGTAACAACATGGTTTATAACAGCTGTGTCACCATCACCTGGAACACCTGCCCCGCCCCACGTCGCCGAATCGCTCCAATTGCCATCTTGTGTGCTATTATAAATTGACACTATCCCCCCTTATGCCGATATTTGTTTATTACGCACCGAACTGTCCGCGTCTTTCCACTGAGTGTCAGCCTGCTTTATATTTCCATAGATCATCTATCTGTCTTTAAGCTTCTTCAATAGTGAAGTTATGTGGTGATATCTTCTGGTATTCCTTCTTCCTGTTTTTGGGTGTATTGAGCTAACTGCTTTGTCAGTTCACCAACTGTATCTTGTAAGTCAATTACCTGAACTGTCAATTCGCCAATTTGTGTCTTAACTGCCTGTGTAACCCTGTTTGATTTTTCTGCTGTCTGTGTCATTTTATATCCTGTAGTTTGTTATTATTACATCGCTCTTGAATAACAAGCGCCATTATCGCGCCTATATCTAATTTGTGGATCACCATTTGCGTAACAATAGATTATAAAATCGCCTATATTAGGTATTAGGTAATCGTATGTTGCAACGCTATACATAAGTTTATTGCCTCTATGAATCATAAAACCATCTTTCATTTTGACTGAATGAGCACCATTTGTATGTATTATTTCAGCTGAACTATTGATATAAACACTATTGGCTGACGTGGTATGGACACCAGTATCAATGTGTGTATTTTCAGAGCTAACACTCATATAAGATGTGCCATTTTGTAGGCGAATAGACCCTTCACGTGTGCTTATAGAAGAATTCCCACAATACAATTGTACGCCCTGGCTTGCATATATCGATGCCCATTCCCATTTATTATCAGAATCACCAATGTATAAATCATGGTAATTAGACCCAGTAGGAATTATCTTTAGTCCTGATGGTGCACTACCGACAAAGCGAGTGGATATAGTGGCGTATATGTAACTACCGACCTTAAATAGTATGTCGGCTGAATTTGGATAAGAAGAGGATAACAGTAAATCGCCACCATTATTTATCAAGAGACTACCACCACTATTAACGGTTAAACCTCCAACAGCATTTATTATTAAACCAGAAGCTTTATTGACGGTGATCGCTGCATTAGTAAAATCTATCTTTAATTGAGGTGTTGTAGCATGATCCGCAATAATACCTGTAGTTATTAATCCGCCGTCAATGGTCGTTTTGGTAACATCCGCACCCGCCGAAATCCCACCAAGCTTCGTATTAGCCGTGCCGTCAATGGCTGCAAGTGAAGCGTCAGAAAAATTACCAATTCCAGTTGAACCGCCACCAATAACCATTTTACCGGTGACAGTCGTGCCCGTTTCGTCAACCTTGATTCCTGTTGAATTGCCGCCTTTTATAGATGCAATCGGTTTGCCACCTGACCGCCCGAGCCAAAACCCGGTGCCGGTATCAGGATCACTCATACCTGATCTTATCGCGCAATCGGCAATATGGTCCTGAGAATCCGTCCAACCTAAATTAAGATTTTTCAAAACTGTGGCATGGTCAGTCAAAAGAAAACCGGTTGCAATGCTCTGAAACTCCGGCATGATTTCCCAATATGTCGAATTCGTAACGGCGATGTTTAAGTGCGTAGACTTGCATGCGTAGAAATTGCCACCGGACTGAACAACATCACGCCGGGTTGCCGTGGCGTAATACTGTTTCGTGTTGCTCCAAATACCGACATAGATTAGACCGGGGCCAGCATCACCGGAATCACCTTTTACACCGTCAGTGCCATTTGTCCCATCGAGTCCATCAACCCCGGCTTCACCAACAATCCGGATTGCAGCCGACCATTCACCCAAACCGACTTTTTGTCGCATATAATAATCACCGGCAGCAAAAGCAGTGTGCCAGCTGGTCGAACCGTCAACCGAATATTCAACATAGACCGAATCACCATCAGTGCCGTTTGAGCCATCGACCCCGGCGGTGCCGTCAACACCATTCAAAGGTATCGGTGCCGACCAAACTTCACCCGTTGCAAGAGCCTCACCTATAAAAAACGCACAACTCATATATAATTGGCCAGATCCTGCCGGGGGCGATCCAGTCCAACCAGTCGGAGTATCACCGGTCGGTGTCGCCGGAACTGTAGAAGAGCGCTTAAATATATAATTTTTATATTTTCCATCCGGATCAGGCCGAATATACAAAGATGAATCAATATCGACTGTTACAATCGGCGGCATATAAGCAAGAAACTCACCGATATCCTGAGCATAAGATTCAGCTGATATTTTAATCTCAAGATTTTTTGATATTGAAATACTATCAATTACAACGTCGCCACCCTGATATAATCCCGGCTCATTAATTGTCACCAGGTCACCAACCTCAAGCCCCAACAGTGGAAAGACAGCTGAAAACGTCGAACTTCCTGTTTTCCAGAATTGCCGCCGAAAATATACCCGGCCAAGTTGCTGAAGTAGCCCGGTATCAGTCAGAAAAGGAATATCAAGCGTATCACTGCTGAGCTCGTTGAATTCTGTACCGGTAATCGGAATATCAATTGTGTGACCGGTACCGGCCTGAACATCCGGATAGAATTTTACAGTGCCGGCGTCATATGTTTTTGTAAGGGTAACTGGCGAAAACCCAAATTCATAAATAGTGTCTTTGTTTAAGGTTATCACTGACGTTGATGATCGTGGGACCAGTGCAACGGTATCAGTCACCCGAAGGAATGAATCACAGGCATTCAGCAATTCACACAATACGTCAATTGCAGGCCTGCGAGTATTAAAACCAGCTTCAAATGTTATACCAGCACTTGTATAAGATGCAGCTGCAGCCGTAAAAGCGGTTTCATTAATTCTTGATATAGACAGCCCTGAATCAGTCAATACAGTTTTAATCATGTCAGCCGGGTTTGTCGTGCCGACCGATCCTGAATTGCTAAATTTACACGGCATATCATGGAGCTTACTGGATTTCAAAAATGTTCCGATTGTCGCCCCGTCTTTATGCACCTGAAAAACCCGAAGCCCTAAAACGGTTGACTGTGGGAAAGTGTAATCCGGGCTTTCATATTCGGCGGAGACAGGCCAATCAACAGGAAAAGAAGCCTTTGAAATTGTATAAATGCCGGTAGGGTCACCAAGAACATAATATCTCTCTGAATTGTACCATATTGACCGGAGCGGTATATATGGATTGCCAAAAACAACCGGGATACATGCCTTTTCGTCTCCGGCATGTTCGGCTGAAGACGTATCAAGACCATTTATCAATCTTTTATTCGGGTATTCAGAATTCAATAAATACTGCTGAAGGAAATCTTCACATTTAAACGAAAGCTTTTTGTATCCAGGTACACAAGATTTTACAGTAAAACCCCAAGCCAGCTTTTCAACTCCGCCGATTATCAGGCGTAATGTTAAATCGGATCCAACAAATGTAACCGGATTGTATAAGGTATCCGTATCGATTAGATCAAAGCTGAGTTTATTTGGAGCAATCTGTTTATTTGCTGGACGACACTGATATAAAGAAGGTCCGGAAAAATTTATAATCTTGTTTATATAGCTGTTTGAATTGTAAACAACATCAGTGAGCGACCATCTTGAACCATCACACTCTACTAACCAGGCAATATCAGCGCTTGTTCCTGCCAGGTTTAAGTTTTTCATACATAACCCTCAACTTTTAATTTTATTGACGGCAGGGAAAACCGGCCGGTCGGGTGCAAAGTTTCCTGCACATTCCCGGTAAAACGAACCACATAAACGGTTTCTTCAATCGGGTGTTTCCATCCGAAAGTTCTTGCCATACCTTTCCCTTTCAAGGGGTTGAAGTAGTAATCTTCAACAAACTGTTTGTCTAAATCTTCGATATGCTTCCATTGAAGGGTGACAAAATATTCCGGCACTGTCCCAAGCGTAACCGTGTAAACAGCTCCGCCATCTGGTTTATATTGAAACTGGTTTAATCCGCCTGTCTGATCAATTTTGCTGTGAGACGGAAGAACCAAAGTTACATCTGAATATTCAGGTGTTTTTTGTGGTAGGTATGTTTTCATCATTGCTGAAGTACCTCTTTAAGTTCCGGATGTATGCGGGATTGATCAACAATAACGTCAGCTATTTCCCGGCCGTCTACGTGTACATGTATATGTATTGGAGCACCACCACCTCCCGAACCTTGAAGTGAGCGTATTTCCTGCCGAACAGTTTCAACAACGTCAGTAAGTCCAACCGATTTTTTAAAATCATCATTTCTTGGATTGCCAACGGCAGGGATTGCCCATTCAGGTCCTTTTTCACCAAAAATTGAGGGTTGATTGGTCCAGCCGCCATATTCAAACATTGGTAAATCCGGCAAAGATAAAGATTGTTGAGCCCAGCCGTTAAATTCTCCCATAAAATCAAGCCAGCCCTGCTGAGTCTTCCACTGCCCACCATTATCAAGGTAGTCGTTTTCCATCATATCCCAGGGCATACTGTCAAGCCATGAACGCCACTCATTAACGGTTGCCTTTGTAGAATCATCAAGGGAACTTTCCGCTTCTGCATACCAGCCATCAAGCATTTTTTCATAATCATGCCAGCCGATAAGTTCCTGCTCATATTGGCCGTATGTCGTGCCGGTGATAGAGCCATCACCAACCCCTTGCGCCCAGTCAAGGCCACCAAATCCGACATTCAGACCGCCGAATCCATATTGACCAGTATCAGCCCGGGTGATCATTTCCGGCCTCGGTATTGCCTCGACATAAGCGTCACGTTCTTCATCATCAGCAATATCCTGAATGACGTCTTGAAGACCTGCAAGTTGACCAATAATTGCCAGTGTATTACCATCAACAGCACCTGTATTCATAGAAAGAGCCGCAGTAAGTATTTCCATTTCTGACTGAACGCCTTCCTGAACATCCGATAAGTCATCCGTCACATTAGAAACCAAATCATTAAAGTCATAACCAAGCGTCGACATAACATCGACATAATCATTTGCGAAACCCTGAAAATCTGCAATTGCTTGTGTGTCATGCATACCATTTGCATCAACCGCCAAAGCAGCCTGATACAATTCATCATACTGATTTTGATATTCTGTTGATGATGTTGGCATCCCGTCTGAGTGTTGTAAAGACCACATCTGGCTTGTCAGGCTTTCATCAGTGCTTTGAAGAGACCTGAGTTGATCCTCTTGAATACTGTGAATCTGCTGAAGAATTTCAAACTGCTCTGTAAGCAATTCAAGAGAATCGTCCTGGTACGTATTTGAATCCTGATCAAGAGCCATAATACTGTCTGATAAATTACCATATTCACTCTGCCAGTCAGAAACGCCCCAGTCCTGACGCTGTTTGCCCTGTACCCAATCGTCTATACTATTGTTCAGATTGTCGTAACCTTCACGGGCCTGTTTTACAATTTCCTCAGTTTCAAGCTGTCGGAGCTTAATAATATCGTCAAGCGGCATCCGAGCCCTTGTTGCTTGCGTGACCATTTCTTCAAAGCTTTCGTTCAGTTGGTATATTTCATAATTAACATCTGAGAGTTCAAGTTTTGCGATACTGTCTTCAACCTGGTCGGTAAGTTGTGCCCTGATTCGGGCTCGCTCTGCTTCTTCTGCTTTTTTCTTGGAACGATCACCAAAGTATTTGCCAGCACCAGCCAAAGCTACACCAGCAACACCCATTCCGGCAAAGCCCCCGACACTCCATGCGGCTGGACTCATAATCATCTGAGCCATCCCCGCACCCCATATAGACTGCAGGGAATCTGTAAATTTTTCAAAATACGCAGTGGCAGAGTCTAAGTCTTCTTTTAAAACATCGGTAAAAACCCCACCTATTTCTGTTTGAACAGATTGCGTAAAGTTTTCTTTAACCCCTACAAAGAAAGCCTCATTAATTCTTTTTTTGGCCTCTTCTAACTCTTCCTTACTAACCAACCCTTCTTTATATAACTCTTTAAGCTTTTTAAATTTTTCAATTTCACTTGAAAATCCACCATTATCAGAATTGTTCGGCTGTATCTCTTCCTGGTTGTCAAGGATTATAAAATTTATTTCGTCAAGTTGCTCCTGAGTTATCCCTTTAACCTTTGACCATTTCTCCATTTCTGCGGATAGGTAAGCTTCCTGATATTCAGCTGTCGTCTTGTCCATACTCTGCAGGACAAACTGATCATATTGCACAGCGGCCGCGTCACCCACCCCCTTGAATGAATCAAGAATTATCCCTTGAACACCGGAAAGCTGTTCCTGAGTAATCCCTTTAACCTTAGACCATTTTTCCAGCTCAGCAGACAGATAGGCAGTCTGATAAGCCTCTGTCGTCTTGTCCATACTCTTCAGAAGAAACTGATCATATTTCATTTGTGCTTTTATGGCTTCGTCAGACAGACCAGCCATAACTATCTTTGCTTTCTCAACAACGCCCTCATCCACCTCAAAAGATTTTTCAAGAGCGGGGACCTGCTTGCTTTCTTTTTGAAGTTTTTCAATTTGCTCTTTAACGGTATCCAGTTTTTTAATTTCAGCAGCCAGTTGTTTTGCAAGGTTCATTTTCATCCATGAACCTTCACTGGCATCTTTTACGCCCCGCTTAAATATTTTAATCGCGCTTTCAATCTTTTCCTGTTGCGTTTCAAGCTGCATCAGCATCGGAGAGGCATCATATTGTTTTACCAATTTATCAAGATCTTCAGGGCTATTTATCAAATCGCTCCAACTAACCGCACCAGTACTTGCAAGACCAGTGACAGCAGAAATATCTGATAACCACTGAATTAAATCGCCACCTTTTTCAACTGCATAAACCGCTGCAGTACCAACAGCTTTAATAAAGATCCCCATACCTTCAAAGAAATCTTCAACCTCTTCACCATTATCCGCAACCCATTCACCAGCCTCTTTTAACTCGTCCGTCAAATCACCCAACACATCAACTGCAACATCCATGAAACCACTTTCAGCAAGCCCGACTTTCATATCCATCCATTCAGTCTTGAATCTTGCCATACTTGCAGTCGCACTGTCACTTGCTTCAGCAGCTGCTTTCCCGTATTTCTCATGGAGAGCTTTTGCCAGCCTTGGGAGAAGGTCTGACGCCATTAACTCGCCCCGCTCCATCATTTTATCGAGTTGCTGAGTTGAAAGTCCCATGCTTTTAGCGGCAATATTAAATGCCCCACTCAGACGCTCGCCCAGCTGCCCACGAAGCTCTTCAGCCTGAACCTTACTTTTTGACATCATCTGTTCAACTGCTCGTAATGATCCAGTTATTTCATCATTAGTCATCCTTAGGGCGACACCAGTTTCAGTAATACCTTTAAAAATATCTCGCGTTTTTTGACCTTCTAAATCTGTTTCTTTTGATGCCGCCAGAATACCTTTGTATGAACCTGCGACATTCCAGAATTCTACCCCAAGATCGTCCGCAGTCTGTCGTAAAAATTCAAGTTCACTTGCACCTTTTACAGCATCACCCTGAATAGCCTTAAACGTTGCAGATAATCGCTCAGACTGAAGCCCCGCATCCCACAACTGATCAGCAACAATACCAACACCCAACCCGGCCATCATCCCCTTAAGGGAAAAAACAGCATTAGAAAGACCGTCAACACCTTTTAGGGCAGTACCAAAAGCACCGCCGGTAATATCTCTTGCAGAAATAAGTATTTCAAGGGCTGTGCTCATAATTAAATCCTTTTCCCCTGCATTTTAAGCCTGAAATTTTTTGCAATATTTTTTTTTATATGGGGTTTTTCGGCACTGTAAAACGGATCAATGATCGGCCTTGCCGGCGTCCTGAATCGAGTCGTTGTTTTCTTAATAAAAAAAGGGGTTTCGTCATCCTCGGCAACCCCAAGACGAGCGCCTTTTGCAGCGAAAAACTCACGCTGAGCCTTTGAGATAGCACGTGTAAATCCCTTTTGATGTCGGTCAGCAAGTCGACGCCAGGAGCCACCAACAATATCAAGCTCACTCATTCCCCCCGAACGCCTTGCCGCCGTTGTGTTTGATGCCCCCACAAAACCAATTGCAAGTGTGTAAGGCTGCTGACTTTTAACATGATACCTGACAGCCTTTGCAAGAGGGTAGAGCGGATTATTCCTCCGGCCCTTATTCCCAGGCCTGCCATATCGCCTCAAATAAGAAAGGCCGGCAAAGCGACGCCCACCGGGATTGCCTTGCCGGATTTCTTTTGCAAGCTGTTTTTTCAGCCGAAACCCTTCAACCCGCACAGCTGCATTTGAGGCCTTTTTAATCTGTGCACTCTTTTGCTTTAAATACCGATCGACTTTATCGACACCTTTAATGGTTACGCCAATAAAATCAGGTGTTGAACTTTTAATGTTTCGACTCATTCGCTTTCCTTTTCAGGTCTCTTTCTGGACTCATCCAGATACCAGCGTTCAAGAACCTTGATCTTTTTCCAGTTACAGGCAGACAATTCAATTTCAAGAGTTTCAGCCCATTGCCGGACCTCACTATAATCAAGCCCTATAAGACCAAATCCGGCCCGAAACTGAGTCTTTACTTCCCGCCAGAGGCTAAAAACATCTTCATTAACCTGCCAGAGAACCGGCGGCGTGCCCCACTCACACCCAGGGCACCCACCGGGTTTTTTCAGACAATCAGAGCAGTATTCAATCCGCTCCTTATCACCCAGCCACGCTACGTGGCCTATAAGTTTTTTTCCTCATCCGGATCCCCGAAAGTCTCTTTCATACATGCCCGAAATATTTTTTTCGTATATTTATTTTCAGCATCGCCCAGGGAATTTATATCTCCCGGGTCAAGAACCTTTTCAAAAACAATATCAAGCAACTCGCCCGCTTTTTCTTCAGCGGCATCCCTTGCTTTCTGATCGGATGGATCAACATACTCAGGAGCAAACCTGTGACCATCTGCCTTCAATTTTTTAAGTTCATTTGGAGTCAACCCTCTGACGTCGATTTTTTTCTCTTTCCCATCCAGATATACAACTATTACTTCTCTCATATTTTCCCCGTTCATCTATATCTTATATACGTAAAACCCCCGAAGCAGGGGGCAGTTAAAAACTATTATGGATGCTCATCCCCGTTCGTGAGCGTAACCTGCAAGGCAGTCTCTTCAACAGCGTCCTTATAGTAACCAACAAACGGCAATGCAATCTGAAGACCCTGAGGGCCATCGATCCCCGGAGCGTCTTCTGAGTACTGCAGTTCAGGCACCTTGAATGCAAGAATACTGCTTGCCCCACCGGTCAGGGTCGCTGTAAGACTTGACTCAGTCGAGTTAACAGCCTTTTCAAAAAGAACCAGGTCAGCAAACTGAGCCTTAAGCGTCCCTGAAACAGCAGCAATACCATCCGGGATTGAGCCCAGAGTACCGCCATCACCGATACAATACTGAGACGTATCAAGGCCAAAATCCACGCTGATATCAAGTCCCTGACAAGTCGTAATACCGGAAGCACCCTCAAGGATTGCAAGCTGATCGTTTTTAAGACGGGCTACAGAAACAACATCAGGATCAGCGTCAAATGAACTCGTTTCCGCACTGTAATTTGCAGCAACAATATCGAAATTTAAGGTCAGCTCACCATCACCACCCAAAGAGACCGAAAACTTACTGATCTTACAGCCAACGTACCGGAGAAACTTTTTAGACCCATCGATACCAGGGAAATACTCTTCAAGTGTAAATGATGGTCTGTCGACACCAACCTTGAACGTATGCACATAAGGCCCGGTACCGGTTATTACCGGATCGCCGAAAGCAAGCTGAAACAAATACCAGGCAACGGCACTATCAGCCGGAGCAACAATCGACCCGGAAATTGAAAGATTGCCGTTAAACGGTTCAACCGGGTTTAGATTACCGGTCATTGTCTTAGACGTGTTTTTCGCCCGGCTGGGCTTAATGCTGCATGAGTTAAACGGAATCAAAACCCCTGCAGCCGGAGCGGTTTTAAATACACTTTCAACTCCCATAAGGATTTTTACTTTACTTCCGGTTTCCTGTGGCATTGTATTATTCTCCTGTTGTTTTTATGCTTTATTCAAACGGGTCAATTCCTGCCCCGCAAAGATGTTCTTCTATAATAATAAAACTCATTCCACTTTGAAAAAGGGAGGCCACTTCCTGAGGGGGATTCTCAACCAATAATTCACCGGCTGAAGCGCTACCCGGCAGAGTCGAAGTCATAATCTTTTGAATCATTTCACGAAACACCTCAACCCGATCAACACCGGCTTTTTCATAAATCAATGGATCCGCATAAGACACATCACTTTCATCAAAAATTGTGCAGACAGCCCCGTACTGATATTCCTTAACAGGTGCCCCCGATCCCGTATGCTTACCCGGGTTAAACAGCTCAACGCATGGAGCCTGCTTTTCAGACGGCGGGTTTTCTTCATCAACACCAACAAATACAGCAACGCCTTTATTGAATTTTTCCTTACACCAGGCATCGAGATCAACATCAGCTCTGATAGCTGCAATAACGGTATTTTTATAATCAGTCAGATTCATATCTTGCGCCGTCCTCTGTAGTCAGATTTTTCCCCGGCAACAACCGGTATTTTCCACCAGACACCATCACTATCGACCTTCGTGCCGCTTGTCTCATTCACAGAAAATTCTTCAGAATTAATCGTAATTTTATCGTTTTGACCTGGCTTTTCAGGAAGATCATCAATCATGATCTCAACAGACCACTGACGGGCATTCACACCGCCCCCGTGATCTGCATTTCTGTTAATAATTGCAACAACCGGCACACCTGCAACGCCCGAAGGCGTAAACGTGACGGTTTCTCCAAAGGCATCTTTCATCCCCGGCGCATCGTTTTTCAGCATGTCGGTAACTAAACTCATGCAAGCCCCTTCATTGCTTTTTCGATCGACTTATTTTTATTGGCAGAGCTACTGGACGAACCAAAATAATAAGAAATAATCTGGTCAACTTTCGCAGAGACACCACCAAAAATTGCTCCAATCATGATATGAATTTCCGGGGCTGAGTCCTTTGGCAAACCTTTCCAGACAAGATACCCGGCAAGTAAAAGAAACCCGACACAAAACACC